GCGTTTGGCTGTAACTCTCCAGCATTTGCAACTGTCTGCTTGTCTACTTCAATAAAATCTATCATAGTTATAACATCCTTCTTGCTAGGATTATCTAGATTTTTTTGAATTTTTATCACAATATCATTCCCCCTACTACCGCCTTTTCTAGCAGTAGCTATGGAATTACTGGCCTTTGTTGTGTTGTTCAATATATAAATATGGACCAATTTAGAGTTTTCAAATAACTCCCTAAAGCCCTTTAACCTATCGTTAAATAGTTCATATCCCAAATAGGTTAAACTTTCTTCCCTAAATTCTTTAGGGGTAAGTGTTAAAACCTCTCCAGCATTCCCCCAGGAATGTTCTATGGCTATTGCCACTATCCCATTGACCCCCGTTAATGATAAGCTTCTTGCAGCACTCACACTGTTAATATAAGCCCCTGGCAATATCTTATCTGTAGTAGTAAATGTACCGCCACCTAATGCCATTGTTACACCTCTCTTTCCATGTACTCTTCTATCATCTTATCTACTTCATCTGCCGTATATTCCTTGCTAGGATCAAGTAGAACATCTATTATGTCTTGCTTATAGTGATATCTTTCAGAGTTTAAAAACTGTTCTTTTGTAAAAGTAGCCTGTTCTACGCCCTGAACTTCTTCATCTTTCTTTTTAGCCATTAATATCTATCCTTTCTTTCAAACTTTCCATCTTAGGCACTTTTTCAACCTCATAGGATGCCAGTACCGGATATTCCACAAAAAAGTGAAGCTTATTATCTTTAACCTCATACTCAATGTCAAATCCATGAATTAAGGCATCCCCTATCTGTATATCTTCTAGGACTGTTGATAACTTGTCGCCCATGGTATTTAAATCGTCATTACCTGAGTTATTGCTAAAGTACATAATATCAAACTTGTATCTTTTCCCTCTTCCAGGTCCTAACTTATTTTTATTTGTGGAATTTATCAGGGAAATATAAAAGCAAGGCTCATTGAAGCCCTGCTCAATATTTTCTGAATATATATTTGGTACGCTCTCCGGGAAGTATTCTAAAAGCCTTTTAGAGATGGCATCTATCAAGTCATTAAACATGTATATTCTCCTTTAAGAATTTTTCTAAATTTCTTCTTGCAATGCTTGGGTATCTAGCTTTCACATCAGCTACTGTTTTTCTGCACATAAACTGTCCCTGTACCCACGGGGCCTTTAACCTTACCCCCAATTCAGGAACAAATCTTCCCACCTGTTGCTTATGTCCATACTCAACATATGAAGCATAATTCATGCTATTGAATAAAAGTAGCACATAGGCATTGCCTTTTCTTGAGATGCTTCTGGTCTGCACATATGCACCAGGTGACATATCAACTCCACCTGTCCAGGCTCTTTTTAAATCTCCTGAAATAACGGGTGTACGGAAAATGACATTAGACAAAGTAATTCTTGCTAAATCCCTTGTTAAAAATCTCAAGAATTCATCAGTTTTCTTCTTTTCAAGCTGTTTAAATTGTTCTTCAAGCTTTTTTAAGGCCCTCATATCTGCCTTGCCTCTTATACTACCCATTAGCTCCACCTATCAAATATTTCTAAGTTTATCTCTTGGTGACTTTCATAAATCATAGGAACTGAACTGTTTTTATAAGCTACAGTCCTGCCATTCTGGGTTACAACAATTTTGCTATTAGGTTTGATATCAATTTCAGGTGCTAAGAATAACTTTATATTCTGAACCAATACACCACCCTCAGCCTGTGTAATCACCTGTGAGCTGTTGTAAGATATTCGGCAAGGGATTGGAGAAGCATTCATTTTAAACTCCTCAGATTTCTTTGTACGCCCTGTAACATGGTCCTTACTCGTCTCATATTCGTAAATATCGCACAATCCTTTATACAAAGACTCAATCGCCTTTCTATGATTCATACAATCACCACCTAAAGTCTCTAAAACTATACAAGTTATCCATTCCATAATTTAAGCCCTCTTTTATAAACTTAGATAAAAGAACACCTCTATCAAGTGATGTATCGTAGCTGATACTGACATCACCTTCTGTTATGGATTTTATTCCCTTTTCTATATTTATGGAGTCTGCACCTGAAGTTTGTAACTTAAAATCAAGTATTTTAGTTAGAACACGCCTAATTACGACGTGTTCTAACTCTTTTGGTATTTCTTTTATGTTACAAAAATTCAAGATATCCTGGATAGTTGATTCTACAGCAAAGGCTAAATAAAAATCATCAGCACTTAAATTGACACCGAATGGGTCAATCAATTCAATCACTTTGTTGATAAAATCCTCTCTGGTCATAATATCACCTACTCTGGCTTATTTTCTCCAGGATCATCTGATTCATCCTTTGATTCATCTCCTGCCTTAGCACTTGATTTAGGCTTAGATTCCCCTTTGGGCTTATTCTCAACCTCAGTATTTTCAACTTCAACCCCATAGCCGTGTTCTTCAAACCAACTTATAAGGTCTTCATCATCAGTATATCCGACACCATTTACAAATGGTACGGATGCCGATATTCCCGAATAATCTTTATTTGGCGTTAATATCTTAGCCATATACTACACCACCTTTACTTTACTTTTATTTTTCTCATAACTCCTGCAGCCTTTGTTGCCTTTAGGGCTACTGCAGCTATCATTTCAACTTCACCTTCTTTTACAGCTCCTGCAGTTGCAAAATCAGGTAACCAAGTCTTTACTGGTGGCTGTCCTGCCATTGATATTCCGTGGAATCCATCAAGGCCTATTCTTGCTGCATATAGAGATGTTTCGCCAGTAGTCTCAGTCTTTACGACATCATCATTTGTGCCTGGCTTAGATCCAAAGTCTACAAATGGAATACCGCCGTAAGATTCTACCTGGTTACCAAATGAATCCTTAGTCACTTGATACATCCCTGCCCTTCTTGCACATGCTCTAAGCTTAGCGATTAACTTAGTATTACCACCTATAAATGATGGCTTACCATCTAGGGTCATCAAGAACTCGTCTAATGCATCCAAGAACGCCTGGAAATTCTTTGTTACAGCTTCTGATGTAGATAAATCTATAGCAGCCGCTGGCTTATACTCAGTTGATGAACCCTTAAGGGCCTTTTCTAAACCATCAAAAGACTTTGAGTCTACAGCTGAATCACCATTGATTACTGTATCGTTAAATAATGCACCCGCTGCCTTTATCTTCTGAGCCATCTGTAGTGCTACTTCATCAGCTATTCCACCCATGTTAGCGATTACTCTGTCTACCTTGAATCCACCACCAAAGATTTTTAAGTCTGCTGTGAATCTCTGCTTTTCCACTTCAGATGTTGCATATTCCTCATTTACATTTCTGAATCCTGCTGTAGGCTGTGTCTTAAGCCTAGTATAGGCATACGTCAAAGTAGCGCCCCCACCTGTAGCTGATACCACATCATCAAATATTAGGTTATCAAATAACCAAGTTGACTTTCTAAACTCGTCAATTACACCTAACTGCAAATCGTCCTGCACATTTAGTTTTGCCTGTTCTAATGTTACTGCCATTTACTATTCCTCTCTTTCTACTCTCCGTTTAATTTTAATTTAATTGCGTCTGCAAGTGTCTTAGGCTGTTGTCCACCTATAGGGTCTGTGCCTTCTGTGCCTGTTGGTGTAAAGCCTTTTACTGTAGGCTTTGGCGGTTCCTTGCCTTCTTTTACAAACGCTGTTTCATTTTCTTTCTTGAACTTTTCCATGAACTCATCAGCACCGGTAAACTTACCGTCTTTTAACTCAAATTTCTGTTCTTTGAATTCTGCTATTGTTGCTTTTCTGGCTAGTTCTGATGTAAACTTAGTATCCTTGAAATATTCATTGATTGCATTGTCTGTACACAATCCTTCATACTTATTTTTCCAGTCCTCAGCTTCACTTTTCAGCCCATTAACATCAACTCCATCAAATGCCTTTATCTTGTCATTGACATCCTTAAGCTCTCCCTGTAAATTGCCAAGTTCTGTATCCTTAGCATCAATCTTATCCAAGTATTTCTTAGTCGTCTTTCCGTGCTCAGCCATGATTTTATCAATCACTTCATCTTCAAGTCCTAGTTCTTTTAAAAATTCTCTCTTCATTTCTGTTACTCCCTTTCGTTTTTATTACGCAGACACGACTGCGAAGGTTTATTTTTTACGACTTATATTGTCGAATTCAGGCATTAAAAATAGACCTTTTAACGACTTGTCTAGGTCGATTATATTTACCTGTATTCCCTACAGGCTTAGCAGGTTTTATAGCAAGTATTGACTAGTATAGCTTGCGACTGCATGTTGTATATAGCCCTTTTAGACCATACACCCACACATAGGGCCTCTTTTAAGTAAAAGTCAGCTGTCTACATGCTAAATCTATTATCTATAGGAAACCCTAACATAAGGATTGCTTTCCACACAATCAATTACCTGTTAAGGTGCTAGGGTATAGATATTTATTTAATTCTTGCTGATATTCTGTTTCCTTCTAGGTCTAGTGGGATATTTTCAACCTTCTTATATACATCCATGTATATTTCTCCCTTATCACCATTCATGGTAAACTCATAGTAATAAGCACCTTTATTCTTAGCACTGACTAAACATTTACTATTCTGTAGTGTCTTGCAAGACCACACAAGAACACATCATCAATGTTTAAGAAGTTATTTTGGTCTTCCCTTGCATTTTCATATAGCATTACTTTCTGAATGCACAAACTTATAAATCTTTCGTTACTTATCATACTTGTTATCTCCTATTCTTTTTTTTATTTTTTAAACATATCCTTATTTAAAGAGTCTAAATATATCTCTACTGTCATAACAGGAACTTCACCAGCAGGAACATTTAAAGTTATGTTTTTTATATTTTCAACCTCATGTCCATTCCATAACATTTTAAACTCTCTTTTATTATCACAACTGAAATTAAATCCAAGTTTTACATCGTCCAACCTCATTGGGAATTTAGGGATTGAATCTTCTTCTAACGCTTTTTCCAACTTCTGATTGAGTTCTTTAGCAACTCTATCAATATCTACTTCAGTTCTAATAACTTTATTTAATGTGCCTTTTTTACATGTTTTAGCTTCTTCATATGTTTTTTCAAATATATCAGGCTTGCATGGATAAACTTCACCATTAACACCCTTTATTATATAATCGCCTACATTGGCAATCATAACTCCTTCAAGTGTTTTTATTTCAAGTTCACCATTTACATAACTTTTAAATTTTATGTACCCCTTATGTACCATATCTACAGCCCAGTCAGGTATGTAATATGTTCTGTCTTTATTCATAAAATCGCCATCAAATTGAAAGGCATCTATTATAACTGGCTTTTTCCTATATTTCATATATTACTCCTCTCATATTTTATACGACGAATTTTAGCCTTTTTCCGTCATATAAATATTTATACGACGAATTTTAGCCAAAATCCGTTATATAGATTTACTGCACTAAAAAAGCACCCTAACCCTTGTTAAAGTGCTTTTTTGAAAAACTGTGTCAATTCTATATCTGACTCTACATACAATCCATCGAAGTCAAAATCATTAAATACCCTTAGTTCTTTTCCATCGATATGATAATACTGTATTTTAGAATCATCAACATCATGTAAAAACTGACCCTTTTTTATGTTAGGTATAAATTTTTCCAGTGCCTCACATTGCCTTATAAATAAATCTTCTGCAAATTGATCACATATATTATATCTGTATTTATATTCTCTACTCATAATTTTTACCGTCCCTTTCTAAACCTAATTTTTTATCAACACCTCTATTAGATTTTTTAGAAGTTCTTAGTATATCCTCATAAGCTTGCTGTCTAGTAAGCTTCTTCTCTCGAATTTTTTCTTCAACTTTTTCATTAAAGCTTGTATTTATGGGACTTTTAACATCAAGTTCTGCTCTGGATTTCACATCATTCATCATTTCTCTAGCCTGAAATTTAACCCTATTTCTCATATCAAAGGCTTGTTTGGCTTGATCTTCAATACTCTTTGTCGTATCAATTAAATTTGGTATATTTTCCATATGTGCGTGATACCAGCTTCTAACCTCAAAGTTACTTAACGTTTTATTAAGCTTAGGGCTATACTCAAGGGCTTTTATTCTGTCTATCTTTTCAGCTTTCAAAGACTCCCATTTCTTACTATTATTATACTTCAATTTCTGAAAATCTTCAAATGATTTAGGAATATCATCCCCATAAATTTTGTGATATTTTTCATGTAATTTTTTATCGCTATGTCTGTTCTTCCAGGCTTTTTCTGCTGCGCTATATTCTTTGTCACCCTCTATATATTTCTTATAAAATTCTGGATAAGTCATATCCTTAGGCACGAATATAGTCTTGCCATTCTTATCCCTTGCTGCCCTTTCACCAATATGGTATTCTTCAGGGACATATGGTGCAGTAGTTGTTCTACAGTGAACATGAAATGGTGGGTAGTTGAGTCCAACCTTTCTATCTTTTAGTAAAAATACTTTTCCATCTAGATGCCTGCAGATATCTGATGTTTTGTGGTCTAAAGTAGCTACTATGATGTATTTTTCTACCCCTAAGTCCATGTAATTGTCATACCTGGCTTCTTCAGCTATTCTTGCCGACTCTGTATGAAGCAACGCCTCTGCGTGATTCTTCCTAGCACCCATTGTTTCAGCTAGTCTTTCTGCGTGCTTTATAGCACTATCTCCACGAATCAAAGACTCTTTCATAGTTTTGTCTAGCTCTTGTATCAAAGTTTCCCTATGAGGGCCCCACAGCCTTTCAGAAAACTCTATACCATCACTAGTCCATGGTGTCTTAATTAGATTCTTAATCGTGTATTCATTAGGCGTAAATAATTTAATCTCAGCGCCCAAGCCTTGTGCAATATCAAAGGTGCTTCTAAAGTAAACATCCTTATATAAATCTTCTAGGAAGTTGAATATCAAACCACTTTCCTTACTGATAAGCTCATTAACTGAATTTATCAGTTGGATTTTTAATAATTCTAACCTGGTTAAGTGATAAGAAGTACTGGCATTTGCAATTTTAAGTAACCACTCATCGGGTGTTTCATCAGTAATCTGACTAGCTTCTCTTATATACTCGTCAACATCCATTCTAAATTCTTTTATTTCTTCTGGGGATAATTTCTTCATAGCATCTGCATAGGTCAATTCATTGTCTCTAGCAAACCTGCCCACCCAGTAGTTAATATTCTTCTTCAATTTCCTAGATATTTCACGATTAATTCTATGAAGGTCTTTTTGCGTAAGTTTAACCCTGGAATTTTTTAGT